ATCGTGTTGATCTTATTATCCTAGCAGGTTATATGAGAGTATTAAAGAATCCATCTGCATTTCATTGTCCTATCATTAACGTACATCCATCATTATTACCAAAGTATAAGGGATTACACGCTGTTGAGCAAGCAATGGAGTCAGGTGATGATGTAACTGGATGTACTGTTCATTATGTGAATGAAGAACTAGATGGTGGAGAGATAATAATGCAAGGCGAGGTTCCTATAATGCCTGACGATGATGTAGAATCATTAACAAAAGCGATACAACGCAAAGAATATGCTATACTACCAGCAGCTATTGACTCATTAGGATAAATAATTTTACCTATAAGGTCAATTTATGCTATCCACTCAATACCGTTTAAGGTTGGAAGGAATATGTAAAGATATTGCTTCAGGGACAGAAGTTAGTCTAACAGATATGATCTGGGCAGACAAACTTGCAAAAGCAAACACAGCAGCAAGAGGTATGCTTAATACTGCTAGAAGAATGAGTACAGACCCTACTGATTCTTTTCTTAATCAGTTGAATTTAGGAGACCCCGATTCAACTAATCATCGTAGGGGTTTTGGAGATCCACAAGATGTAGTGGACTGGTTTCATCAAGAACGATCAGACGATTGGAGGCAACGTGACTAAGATGGCAAGAGGAGAAAGACTGAGATTAACAGATATTATCTGTAGAATCATATCAACTGATGGTACAGTTGATCTTAATGAGAGAATATGGATGAACAAACTATGTTCTCGTAATGATGAGGCAAAGGAGATGGCAGGTGCTATGCTCTGTCCAGACTTTTATGATCCTGATGGGATAGATCCTGCTTTCTCATAAGTTATGCTAATAGGCATAAATTTTTGTTAAATTGTATCAGCAAATACAGACAGTAAATGTCTAAATAATTGGGAGAATTAGAGGGAACAAGATGACCTGAAACTCCTATATCATGTAGTTCAAATTGTAGTTTTACGGAGTTTTTTATGCACAACTTAATACCACATAATCAACTGTCATCCGAACAGGATGCACATGATGAATTATTAGCAGAATACTACGAGTGCTTAATAGACTGCGAGGACACTCATTCAACTTGTAAACGTATCTGTAGGGAGGTTTTAGTTTAGATCTAAACGCACACATTTCTATTCTAACATGACAATACATACACATCCACCTTAAAGTAAACCTTATTCAAAACCAAATATTAAGAAAACCCTTGACAAATACTGTCAGGGGTTTTATAATGTCTAGGAATATAATCTTACTATGAATAGTGCATATTTACATATGAATAATCCATTGAGTCCAGTTAAAAATGTAAGAGAAACTTACAGTAGATTTTATCAAGAAGTTTTTACTGAAGTTGAAGTACAATTTGGAGATGAACGTCCTGCATGGATACCTTATGAAACATTACTTGCAATGATGGACAATGAGAGCGATTAAAAAGATTAAAGGACTTATGTTCAATATCCACGAGGCAGTTTGGTGGGTAGTTGCTGAAATAGAAGATTGGTTATATCCATATCACGATAGATTAACACCAGCAGAGAAGTTTGAGATCAGAGTTAAAGATCCTGTTAGTGGTGAAGATTTTATGGTTGAAGAGCATATACAGGGATTAAATGAGAAGATTAGTAGGTTACAGGATCAAATGATGGATGTTAATGCTCAATTACAGGAACACGAGCGTAAACTTAAGACAAGGATACAACCAAGAAGTCAAAGTTCATCAGTATCGGGTAAGGTAAAGGATATTTACTAGGGGTATAAATACTTAGTTAAACATCCTACGAATCCGACTATCCAATGAATGATAAGAAGGCAGCAAAAAAATTATTAAAACGAGCAAAAGCACATCCTGATTGGTATACTAAGGATGATATAAGGTTTGCAAAAATGGTAAGAAAAAGGATTAGAAATGCAGAACGAAAGCTTAAACATAAAAAGAAATGATGATGGTACATTCACTTGTGAATGGGATAGGAATGATCCTAATTGGAAATGGTTAAACAACTTGACATCTAAGGAAATACAAGGTATTATGGAGCAAGCAATTAAATTAGACCAGAATGAAAGAGGAAGACATTAAAAGTTATTCTCTCAGAGTGTTGGAAGAAATGATTGAAGATGCTTTAGGTGCTGAATGTGAACCTGACGAGATTTTCAATACAATCAAACTAGCAGCAAAAAGAAATGCTAACTACCATCGTATTTGTGCTAGAGATGCACAAAGTCTAGTTGACTTGCTAGAAGGTGTTGATAGAACAAATAAAGTTGTTAGTATCAACTCAGGGATAAAGATTGATGATGTTGATCGAGAAAGGTTTGAATTAAAATCTGATTACTTAACTGATTCAACACAATGGCCAGACTATACTGAACTAGATTCTTGGAGAAGGGTTGAAGACCCTAATTTCATTGAGAATGAAAAAAACAATGAAGAGAATCCATTAACCTATGATGAAATGGTCGCAGCAGGGTATGAAATGACTGGTGATGGATTCTGGGTTCCAGGTCATCGCAGAATTGAACAAATGAAACACGAATCAGGTGAACTAGACGGAGCGTAAACTAATGGACAACGAAATGCTTGAAATTAAAACTACCAAGAATAAAGAACTTGGTTTATGGGAGATAACTGCTACTCTCAATCTTCCACCTATAACGGTAACTAGATTGAAGAAAGACAGGAGTGACATCCAATATGAATTGCGTAATGCTTTCAGTGAAGTCATTCAAGAAATTGTAGAAAAACATTGTGAAGAGGATTAATGACATTATCAAATCAAGTTGAATATTCTCTACGAGAGGCACAAGAGGCATTAAGAAATGCTCTTTCATTCTCTGCTAGAAGTGAGAAGTCTTATGTTAGTAAGCACATAGCAGATATGCTTGCTAATATAGATAATCTTATTGACGCAACGGAACTCATCGAGAAATTGAATGAACGTCAAGAGGGTGATAGTGGCATGTTTGGTACTTTCTTTGGAGACTCCAAAGATTAAAACATTGTTAAGCATTATTGGTTATTATAATATAGTATGTTAGAATAACAACACATAACCAACTAGAAACAATGCTTAACCTAGACGAGATGTATCATTCTTACTTGGGTGGTCACAAACAATTTAACATAGACGGTGTTAAAGAAAGGATAATTGCTTATGGTTGGCATTGTGATGGTAGTGACATTACTGGTCATTATGTCACAACTGAAAACCATAAGTTGTTTTATAATCGAGACAATCAGTTCGTTAGAAAAGAGACTCTCGCTATAAAATAGAATAAATACTTATGTACTCATAGAGAGGTACTTATTATGCACACAGTAGAAGAACACATTGCAAAGGATAAAGCAATCCTTGATGATCCTACTATCAACCCTGCTGCCAGAAGGCACTATACAGAAGAACTCCACGAATTAGAGGAGTATGTAGATCATCACAAACAAGAAATAGATGCAGGAGATCATCACGATCCTAATTGCTTAGAATTATTCTGTGAAATGAATCCTGATGAACCAGAGTGTCTAGTCTATGATGATTAAGGGTTGAATTACAGATAATTATACATACCTTTGTATGGTTTCAAGGAACACTTTATATTTTTTTAAGAACCAGTAGGCGAACTGGCACAAGAACTCCCTGACAAGGGAGTTTTTTAATGCTACAATGTGAACACTTAAATTATTTTAATGCCATTACGCCCACACCAAACTGACGCTGTAAAGGCAATGACTACCTTTGATAAAGGTCAGGTTATCATCCCTACAGGGGGTGGTAAGACTATGTGTATGATAGATGATGCCATAAGACAGTTTGATAGTGGTTTTAAAACCATTGTTGTGGTTGCTCCACGAATCCTGTTAGCAGAGCAATTATCATCTGAGTTCTTGGAAGTTATAAGAGAGAAATACAAATATGTTCAAGTAATGCACGTTCATAGTGGTGAGACACATCACTTCAGCACAACAAAACCAGTAGAGATTGCTGAGTGGAGTAGATTTAGTAAAGGTAATAAGATCATCTTTACAACATATCATTCACTTCATAGAATACAACAGAGTTATGCTCACATTGATACAATTTACTTTGATGAGGCACATAATAGTGTTCAACGAAACTTCTTCCCTTCTGTTAAACATTTTGCAACTATGGGTGCTAACAGGTGTTTTTTCTTTACTGCTACTCCTAAACATAGTCTTACTAAGTACAAGGCAGGAATGAATGATAGCAAGGTATATGGCAATGTTATTTGTCAAGTACCAGCACCTAAGTTAGTTGATGAAGGTTACATTCTACCACCTAAAGTAGAAGTATATCAAACTCGAATAATGCAAAAAGATGAGATATTTGCTGAAGTAGAATCAGAGCAAATGCTCAACTCTATTGACAGACTCGATGTAGAAAAGGTTCTTATATGTGCCAAGTCTACAAAACAGATTACTAATCTTGTATCTCAATCTGATTTTTGTTATGAGTTAGGACTTCGTGGTTATAAGTGGATGTATATAACTGCAAAGACAGGTGCTATAATCAATGGCAAGAAGGTCGATAGAGAAGAGTTTTTCAATACATTGAATCAATGGGGTAAAGATGATACAAGGTTTGTTGTGCTTCATCACAGCATCCTTTCAGAAGGTATCAATGTGTCAGGTCTGGAGGCAGTCTTGTTTATGAGGAATATGGACTATATTAGCATTAGTCAAACCATTGGTAGGGTGATCCGATTAGGAAAGTGTCACAAGACCCACGGATTAGTCTGTGTACCAGTGTATAGTAATGTTGGTATCTCTACTGCACGAAAGGTCGAGGCAGTTGTAGATACTGTATTCAACAGGGGTGAACCCGCAATTTCTGTTATTACAAGATGATTAATTTCGACCAATTTGATTTTCCCTCTATCTTTGGTGTAGTTAAGTCTACTGATGGATTAAAGAGGCAACAGACACGCCCATTAAGGGCAGAAGTACAAGAGATTGCCATTGCAAAGTATAGTGGTGGTCAATTACAGTACGTTGGAGACTGCCAAAATGGTAGAGACTTCTTAGGTATCCACGATGGACTCTATTATGAGTCAAAAGGTATGGATGGTATGTTCTGTAAAAGAAAACCATATACCAAAGAGATAACTCTTAAGAACTTTCTTGGTAAGAATATAGGATTACCAGAGAAGACCTTTGAGTATATGCTATTGTGGGATACAAAGAATTATACTGGTGGCATCTGTAGTTGGGATGCCTGTATGAAGAATACCAAACTCAAGGATGACTCTGTAGGATTCAGAGTACACTTTGATGACATTACATTTTTTGCAACAAATGTGAATCCTATTGACAAGGGTGACTTTGGTGCTAAACTGTATATGTTAATTAATGAGAGTGTTTAATGAGGTATTCAGTTCATTGTCCTTCAGCACCCTATGAGAACTCATCATTTGTTGAACTTGATGATTGTTGGGGTTTATGCCTTGATCTATCTGAAGAGTATGGTTACGCTGAAGTACGCTACGGTAATTGTCTAATGGGTTCCTACACTAATGGACAGTAAAATGAAACAGTTTGTATCCTCAATCGACCAAGTAGTAATTGATTACTATGTTGAAGATGGTCAACTATCATACAGGACTGAAGGAACTGAAGACTTTCAGGACTTCATACCTTATGATAGAGCATATAGTGAAGCAGAGAATCTTGAGTTAATGAGTCTACTGTATGCCACTTATTAAACTGGCACACACCCTCTACACAACCGATTCAACATTGCTATAATAGCAGTATGGGAAACAAAAGAGGTTCCTAACTACCTGACAGATGCGATGCCAGACTCCTTAATTGGATACGCTAGGGACACCGCCAGCAAGCAGGACATTACCGTTGGGGTAAAAGAACACATAATCACCTCTTTTTGTTTCTCTCACCATTCATTTACACATTTTTTCCCAATGGGTACTCGTTCACGCATCGGTCTTCAACTTGAAGGTCAAATCATTTCAGCATATCATCATTGGGATGGTTATCCTGAGTGGTTAGGTGTTACTCTTAATAAGAAGTTTAATACCAGAGAGTTGGTTGAAGAGTTGATTGATGGTGGAGATATGTCCTGTTGTGATTCTGATACTGATTGGGATCTTAAGGACTGTGAATCCCACGTTCAATACTACAGTTTAAGAGGTGAGGATTGTCCACCAAAGATTGCTGAGTCAATCACAGAGTTCTTTGAGCAAACAGAGAACACAGATGGTGAGTATGCTTACCTATTCAATAATGGTGAGTGGACTTGCTATGATATGGGTGGATATGGCAGCAGAGAAAGGGGTACTATACTCGACATCCCTGTTGAATACCCAGTTAGAGAGACAGTTTAAGAACTGTCACATCCGATGTTGTATTATGATGTAAAACTGCTACAATACATTTGTTGAGGGATAAGAGAACGAATCGGATTAAGTTCCTCTCCTCTTATCCATCTGATATGTGGTTCTACTGCCCGAACAACCAACCTTGAAAGGTAGCATTGAAATAGAATGTGGTAATTCCTTTCATAATGATGTTCAGTAGGGGTTCAGGTGTAAGCGATTCCCAGTAGGTAAATTTGGGCATAGTAGGTGAAACCTCTGTTGATGCCCCACTCCCTCACAACAACACACACAAAAACGAGGAGATGGATGTGCCTCGTGGGTAGCACCCACTAAAAGAACTAACATCCCCTAGGTCTTTATTTTCTTTTTTAAATGGCAACAAGATCACGCATTGGTTTAAGATTAGCAGGAGACGCTATTCTTTCTGTGTATCATCATTGGGATGGTTATCCACAGTGGTTAGGTGTTACTCTTGTTGAGAAGTACACTACCAAAGAGCAAGTTGCAGAACTTCTTGATGGTGGTGATATTTCTTGTATTGATTCTGATACTAATTGGGATAGACAAGAATGTGAACCTCATGTTCAATATTATAATGACAGAGGTGAAAAGACTGAACCACGTTTAGATTTTAATGAGTATGATTTCTTTACTAATGGTGAAGAATTTGCATACATTTTTGACGATGGGAAATGGACATGCTATGATTTAACTTATAAGTATGATGATGATTACAATGTCACCAGTTACATTGCAGAACCAGTGGAAATTTCATCTGAATCTCCCTCGGTTTCTAGTAAATGATTGTTAATCTTACCAAGAATGAGATTAAGCACCTGGTTTATTTGCTAGGTGCAGGTGATGGTGAA